CGTGGGATCTCATCAAGTCTTTCGGCTCCAAGGCTGCCGACGCTGCCACATCAAAGACCGGCATGGCGGGTATCCTAGCGCTGCTCAGCTACCTCGACCGGCAGAAGGGCACCAGCTACGGCGGTGGCACAACGCAAGCCTACGCAGGCCCGTCCAAACAACTCACGCCAACTACAGTCCAGGGCAAGTACGGCCCGCTGGTGACCTACGCAGCCAACGGCGGCTTGATGCAGGCTTACGCCAACGGCGGCAAGGTACAAATGGAAGATGGCGGCTTCGTCATGACCAAGAAGGCTGTGGACGGTGCGGGTGGCCCAAGGGGTATACAGCAACTGGTGCCCGGTGCGAGAATGATCCAAGGCCCCGGTACAGGCACAAGCGACGACATCCCCGCCGTGATCAGAGGCCCCAACGGGATCACCCCCGCCAAAGTGTCCAACGGTGAAGCGTACGTCCCCAAAGCCGCAGTTGATGACCAAGGCGGTGCACAGCGTATGTACGCAATCATGAACAAGTTGCAGAGGAGTGCGTAATGACCCCCCAAGAAATGGCCGCAAGAATTGGTAAAACACTACCCTCAACATGGGGCGTAGCAGGTGGCGCATACGATGATGCGTTGGAGAAGATCGATTACTTCAATAAGCAAGGCATTACAGAAGCGCAGCTTTTACAAGCTGGGGTGCCTCAGAATGACATTAACTGGATGAAAACCAAAGGCTATACCGGCACGCCTGTCACAGCAACTACCACCACAATCCCTGCGGCACAGTCCACATTGAGCCCTAACTTCTCGTCGTATGTCTATGACATGCTGGCGAAGGGGCAAATTGCGGCGAATCTGCCGTATAAGTCGTTCACAGGACAGCGTTTTGCTGAGACACCAGAAAGTCTGAAAGCGGCTTTTAAGGGTATTGCCGGGTTAACAGCACCTACTGGCGAGTATCAGGGCACTAAGTTTGATACTGGTCTTGGTTCGCTCAAGTCTGTCGAAGACTACATGAGTCCGTACACAACGGCTGTCACGGACATTACTTCGCGGGAGATGCGCCGCCAAGCGGACATCGGGCGGCAAGCAGAGCAAGCGCGTCTGGCTCAAGCCGGTGCGTATGGTGGGTCACGCCAAGCCATCATGGAGTCTGAGCGTCAACGCAATCTGCAGCAGCAGATGGAGGACATCACGACCAAGGGCCTGCAAGGTGCCTATGATCGCGCTATGCAACAACGCTTGGCAGAGTCCAAGTTGGGTCTTGAGTCGCAGCAGTTGGGCGAACAGTCCAGCCAATTCGGTGCCAAGTATGGTTTGGAGCAGTTTGGCGCAGGGCTTCAGGGCTTGCAGGCGCAGATGGCAGCGGGAGAGAAGGAACGTGCAATTGCACAGCAGCCTCTGGACTTTGGCTACCAGCAGTTCCAAGAGTCGGTGAAGTTCCCGTATCAGCAGGCTACGTACATGCAGTCGTTGTTGGGTGGTCTGCCGCTGCAAGCTACACCGTACTCTGAAACCTCTGGACAGTCTGGGATGTTTACCGGCCTGCAAGGCGCACTGGCTGGACTGGCGCTGTACAACGCCATGAACCCGAAGTAAGGAATCGACATGCAGCAAGGTATTCGTTCGGTGATGCCACAAGGGGCGCAGATGCCACAAGGGGCGCAAGCTCCGATGCCCGGTCAAGCGCCTATGCAAACACCACCGATGCCGGGGATGATGCCTAGCCAGTCGGGGCCGAAACCTGGGTTGACGGCGTTTGTGCCTGCCTTGACAGCGGGCTACGACACTGAAGAACTTACGAAAATGCTGTTTGACCCCAGGTCACCAGTGCCCGCGAACCGAGTTCTTGCTGCGATTATTGAACAGCAGAAGAATTTTGCTACGAAGAAGGCGGTTGCAAACGAACTTGCTATGCGACAAAACGCTGCGCAGCAAGGCACGATTGCAGACGAAGTTGTGGCACAGGCCCGTCGTCAACTCCAACCCCAGGCAGCACCCGTCATGGCAGCGCACGGTGGCGAGATGCACAGCTACGCAGGTGGCGGTGCGGTGGCGTTCCAAAGCGGGGGTAACCCTGAAATCGAACGTATCCTGAAAAAGAGTCCGCTGATACGGACGCCGGAGGAGAATGAAAAACTCCGCGCTGCTGGTATAGAGCTTACGTCTCGTAAGTTTGCTGCTCCTTCGTATTCCAGCGGGATTGACGAGGTGCTTGCGGCTGAGAAAGCACGTACTCCTACAGCAATGACTGCACAACAAATGGAAGCGGCAATGCAGGCTGCCCCCGTTGCAGCACCACGCCCTCCAGGCGCGACACGTCCGGGTACTGGGCTACCGCGTCCTCAAAACCGCCCACAAGCGGCACCCGCTACACCCCTGCAACAACTTGGTAGTGCTGTAGAGCAGACGGGAACCCCTGCGCCTGATCGGCTGGCTGAGCTTGAGGCAGATGAACGCGCCCGAGTCGAAGGACTGCAGAAACTTTTGGCGTCGCAGGCTCAAGTTGACCCGCGCATCGTCGCTGCTCGGAAGGAAGCCGCTGAGCTTGCCCAGCGGGGTATTGGTGAGCGTGAAAAACGCGCTGCAGGAGCGTTGGAAGCTGCGGGTATGCCGCTATCTCAAAGCCTCTTCGACAACCAAGAAGCCTTGTTCCGCATGCTCGGCGCGATGAAGGGCGGCAAGCGTATTGGTGATGCGTTCAGCAGCATCGGTCAGGAAGCTGGGGCTATTCGTGGCGAACAGCGCAGGGCACTAGAGCTTGTACAACGTGAGAACCGTGCAGAACAGAACGCACTTGATCAACTCCGTCAAGCTCAAGCGGATCTCAAGTTGGCGCAGACAACCGGTGATGTCCAGGGTGAACGCAATGCGGCGCTCAAGGTTGAAGAAGCCAAGGCTAACCTTGGCTTGACCCGGTTGAATATTCAGAAGGAGCGTGCCACCGAAGCGGACCGCGCTGAACAGCGTAGACTCACTGCTCGTGGTCAGGACCTGCAACGACTGAGCGCTCAAGAACAGATAGCTGCCACCCTAAAAGCTGCATCGATGCGTGGATCTGGTGAACTGACTGAATCTCAAAAGGCTAACCTGCGTGAAAAAGCTACGGACAATGTGAGGCAGGACAAGAACCTACCCCTGCTTTTGCAGAACGCGAAGATAGAAGCACAGAAAACTGGTAGGCCGTTTGACCAGCAAAAGTTTATCGACACTCTGATTCAGCGTGAATACAATCGGATCGTAGGTAAAGAAACCCCCGCTGCTCCTGCCGCTGGTGGGATTGATCCTGACATCCTCAAGCTGTTCAAAGTAACTCCTGTCGGGGGATAAGTAAATGGCGCTGTACCGTGTCCAAGCCCCGAACGGTAAGACATATCAGATCGAGGGACCTGCGGGGGCACCTCAAGCGCTGATCGTCCAGGCCCTGCTTGCTCAGTACCCTGATGCGGCGAAGCCGCCGCCTGAAACAACCGTCCTCGGGCAGGTTGGTGAAGCGTTCAAGGGCTTGGTGCCCGGTGCTGTAGGGCTGGTTGAATCAGCGGCTGTGGGTGCCTCTGCGCTCTTGCCTGAGGACTACGAGAAGACGGCGCGGGAGAAGATTGCCAGCATCGCTGGCGCAGCCAAAGCACCGTTCGCTGCCTCTGCAGGGTACGAGGAGTCAGTCGGGCGTAAGCTGGGCGAAGCCCTCGGCTCAACGGTGCCGTTCTTGGCTGCGGGTCCTCTTGGCCTTGCGGGTCGTATCGGTGCGGTTGGTTTGGGTGTTGGAGCCGGTGCTGGTGAAGCACGTGGACGTGCCGAGAAGGAAGGTGCTACTGCGGAGCAGCGCAGCACCGCGACGGCGCTCGGGATCATCCCCGGGGCGATGGAAGTCTTCGCACCCTTCCGCATCCTGTCTCGTATCCCTGATGCTGCCACGGCTCAGGGCGTGCAGTTGGTCAAGCGTGCTGCGCTTGCAGGTGGTGAGGAAGCTGCTCAGGAAGCAGCGTCGAACTTCGCCCAGAACCTGATCGCCAAGGGCGTCTACAAGCCTGAGCAGGAACTCATCGAGGGGCTGGGTGAGGCAGCGGCCTACGGTGGTGCAACTGGTGCCATCGTGCAGGGCTTGATGGACTTGGCCTTGGGTCGTCGCGCACGTGCTGCGCAGCCTGCCCCGGGAACCCTACCCGGGGAAAAGCCCATCGAGCGTGCCGAGCGCCTTGCTGCTGAACAAGCTGCGGCTAAAGCTGCTGCACAACCCCCTGCACCTCCTGCGGCGGGCATCCTACCTCCGCCTGACACCTACGCTGAACTTGTTCTGTACAGCGAACAACTGAAGACGCTTCCGAAATCCAAGGAGCGTGATGAGGCGTTGAAGGCAGCGGCTGAAAAACGCAAGGCACTCAACGTAGCGTACATTGAGGAGCAGCGCTCCACTAGCGAAGCAGCCAAGGGGTTCATGACTGCCGAAGAAGCGGCAGCAGCACAGATCACCCCCCGTGAAGAAGTCACGGCAGCGGCTGAAGAGCAGCCCGCAGCAGCTATCGAAGAGCCCAAGGTTAGAAAGCCCGGTGAACCCCCTGCGACTGGCTTGCAGCCCGCTGACATTGAAGCCCTCGGCGTCAGTAAAAAGCAGCCGATCTATCGGCGCATGTTGGGCAAAGATCTTGAGGACCCTGCGCAACGAGACGCTGTCCTTGCTGACATCGAGAACTACCTTGTGCGGGGTAACGGCACTGAAGAGTCCCGTACCAAGCTGACGGAGTTCAAGGCCAAGTTTGCTCCACCCCCAGTACAACCGGAGACCCCAAGTGTTGCAGAACCTCAGCCAGAAGCAGGTGGAGCAGGCGTTCCAGTGGCTGGCGGACCCGCTGCCGTCAGCACCGCCGAAGGAGTTGGACCTGAACCAGATGGAGTGGTTTCTCCTGTCGCGGATGTTACAGGGGCTGCTGGAAGAGAAGGAACAGAGCCGCCTGCAGTAACGCCTCCCACGCCCGCTCAGATTGAGCGTGAACTCACTTCGCTGATTGAGTCTGGTCGGATCACTGAAGAGCAGGCCGCCGACTACCGTGCTGAACTGCTGGGTGAAGCTGAAGAAGCCCCCACGACAGTGATGGGGCAAGCGCAGTCGGATGCGCTCAGCCCTGCTGAAACTGGCACGCTCAAGCAGAAGCTGGAGAAGGCTGGTGCAACCGGCGTCTTTGAAGTGAGGGACGGCAAGCCCATCCTCGACATACCGGCTGTACGGCAAGCGCTCAAGGGGCGTGACCCCAAGATGCTCAAGGCGGTGCTGACCTACATTGGCGTGGATGAGGACGGTGACTACCTGCCCACTACCTACTCTGCCGACGAAGCTGCACAGTCTGTAGGACTTGCAAAAAGCTCCGGTGCCAACGTGCGCCGCATCGCTGAGACCTTGGGCATCACGGCTGACGTGATTAGCCGGTTCCAGGCTGCGCAGACTGGGGCTATCGGTATTGCCAAGAACGTCTCTGAGGCAAGCCTATCCGGCATCTCGGTGGAGAACCCCAAGGCTGGGATTCTGTATGAAGCCCCTGCAAAACCTGTTCAAACAGATGCGGAATACGACGCGCTTGTTGCTCGTGTAAAAGCCCTACAAGTTGACGGTAAAGCTCCTAAGAAAGACGCTCCTAACTTCAAGGAATACAAAGAAGCTGAGAAAGCGCTTAAGCAGGCTACACCAAAGGTGCAGGCTTTCTTCCGCCCCGCACTGACCAAGACGGGTTCTTTTGACTTCAGCAAGCTCGACACCCGCCAACTGGCTGACATCTACTCACGCGCTTCTCGGTACGACGCCAAGGACAACACTGCTGTGATGCAGCAGTTGAACGCAGAGGTTGCAGCCCGCCGCAAAGCTGACAGAGTGGGTACTGACGCAGCTATCAACCGTGCCTATGGCAAGCTGGTTGCAGAGGAAGAAGCGCAGACAGAGGAAGAAGGAATCATCCCTGAGGAAGTTGCACCGGATCAAGTGCTGACCGAAGAGGAAGCAGCACAAGCAGAGGCAGCGGCAGAAGCGGAAGCAGAGGCAGCGCGGGATAGCACTACACGACGACTGAGCGACGAAGACACTGACTTCCAACAGACCCGCACCGGCCCCGTTGACTTGGAAAACTCCAAGCAGATGGACGCCGCCCTGCGTGGGAAGTCTTTCACCGAGTCGATCGACTACGCGATCAGGAACGCCCGAGATGACCTCGATCGACAGATTCTGGTCAAAGTCAAGCGCCGCGCTGAGGAACTAGCGAACAACGGCGTGCAGTTCGACTTCGAACTTACCCCGCAGGGTAGGGTTCTGACAGGTGCTCTTGGCGTTGCAACAACGACTCCTGCTGGGCTCGGTGACGCTATGGCTGTCAAGGTCACACTCAATGGCTTTACAGGCAATCCAAGCAACACCATCAATCAAGAGACGTTGGTACACGAGCTAATTCACGCCGTAACGTCAGCCCAAATCACATATGCTCCGCAGAGTACAGCAGCGATCAAGCTCCGTGCTCTCCAGCAAGAACTCGTCAGTATCTATAACCAAAGGTATAAAGCTAAAACTCTCACTGCTACTGAAAAGGGCGTGATCCTCAACGCTTTGGAGAACCCCAAGGAACTCCTAGCATACGGCCTTACCAACGGAGAAACCCAAAACTGGCTAGCGTCGATTACTGACCCGTCTGGGGGCACGTTCCTCAGTCGGATGTTCAACATCGTCTCCCAGGTGCTTGGGCTGAAGGGTAAGGAAACCAGTGCGCTTGCACGGTTGATGGCTGTGTCTGAAGAGATTCTTGACGAGTCTCTGGTTCCGTATATCGCTGAAGCAAATAGGCGGGGGTTGTCTTTCGGTAAGCAAGCTAACACAACTGGTATCCCAAGTTGGGTGCTGAAAGAATCTCGTGGCCTGAAGCCTGTATGGAACAAAGGCCCTGTTGCCCTGTACGAAGGTACGTCAACTGCAAACAAGACAATCTACGTTGCTGCCAAGCAAGGTGTAATAGTCACTAACGTAGACATTCGCAGCTACAGTGGTGCTGGATTTACCCCCGCTGAACTCGCTGAATTGAAGCAGGCTGCAGACAATCTCACCCCGCAGGCCAGCCCGCGCCTCACCCCGCAGACCGAAGCAGCCGTCAAGGATGTAGATGTCATCGGTGAGAAAGAGCGTCAGACGCTGACCCAACGCATCGCGCAGGACCTCAAGGGCAACCCCGCACTCAAGCTGCGGATGAAGTTCACCGACTCGCTGGCCCCGCTGGAAGACTTCTTCGTCAACGCCTACGGTGGCGCTACCCGTACTGCCAAGGGGCGGTTGAACCCGATGGTGCTCTTGTCCCGGGCGCTCGACTCATTGCGCGTCAGCAAGGCTGTGCAGGAACAAGGTGGGCTGGGCTTCGACAGCGGGCTCATCGTTGCCAAGGATCTGCAGGATGCCGAGGGCCGACCCGTCAGCTACACAGGCGTGCTGAACCGCATCGCTGAGGCTGCCAAACAGCGGGGTGAGACCTACGAAGCCTTCCGCACCAAGCTCGACACGGTTCTCTACGGGCACCGGGAGCACGGTCTGCGTGAGACCAACAAGACCCTGCCTAAGACTGATCGGATCGAACTACTCCTGCCCGACGCCAAGATCGATGAACTGGAAGCAGCCTTCCAGAAAGACGACTTCATCAAGCAGATCTCCGCCGACCTCGACACCATCCGCTTCAACCTGCTGGACACGCTGGTTGATACAGGGCGCATCTCCAAGGATCGAGCCCAGGACTACAAGGACGCCACGGGCTACATCCCCTTCAACCGACTCGGTGACTACGAGAAGGCGTATCAGTCCACCAAGGGTGCCAACCGTGGTGTCGCAGCCCTACGTAACATCCGCAAGCTGGAAGGCAGTGGGCGCAAAACGACTTCACCGGTCGAGAACTTCTCCGGGCTGGTTGACTGGGCAACAAAGGAGGCGATGAAGAACCACGCCGCCCTGAGTGCACTCAAGGATATGGCCCTGATGGGTGCAGCATTCAAGCGCCCGACCAAGCCTGCCAAGGACTCACCGGGGGACATGGTCACCGTCTACGACAACGGCAAGCCCGTCGAGTACTACGTACCGGACCCAGCGCACTTCATTGCGTTCAGTATCCAAGACCCGGTCATCCCAGACTCGTTCAAGCTACTACAGAAAGGTTCTCAGATCCTGCGTGCTGGTGTGACATCCATGCCACCGTTTGCGATCAAGCAGGTCTTCGACGACATCGTCCGTGCCTACACCTACGCAGGGGTGAAGAACAACGCAGCGCTTGTCAAGAGCGTGATGCTGAACTTCCCCAAGAACTGGGTGAACGAGATCTTCAAGAAGAAGCCCAAGGACATCAAGAACTTGGAGGCCCTCGGTATCGTCGGCACGTTCGACTTCAGCCAGCAGGGCAACCTCAAGAACATCCTTGAGGAAGCTGGGGCGAAGGAAGAAGGTCTTGGCTCCAAGATCATGCGCGTGATGGAAGCCGGTGCCAAGGCATCGGACCTCGCAGTGCGTCAAGCTGTCTACGATCAGGTGATGAAGGAGACCAACGGTGACAAGGCTCAGGCTGAGTCTGCTGCACGGGAGATCATCAACTTCAGCCGCCGTGGTTCATCCCAGGTAATGAATCTGCTGATCAGCGTCATCCCCTTCTTCAATGCCTATGCGCGAGGCATGGACAAGCTGGCAACGGCAGCGGCTGGGGGTGTTGTTGGGCAGAGCACAGGCACCGCACGGTCCATGTTCTACAAGCGCATGGGGGTGATGACCTCGATGGGCTTGTTGTATGCGCTGTTGATGCAGGATGATGAGGAGTACCAGCAGCTACCTGACCACGTGCGGGATACCAACTGGATACTGCCCTACGGGAAGGAACTGGGCTTCGTACCTGCCATCCCGATTCCTGCTGAACTCGCGTTCTTCTTCAAGGCCATCCCTGAGCGCATCGTCCGCTACTACAAGATGTATGGCACCGAGGAGGAGCAGACTGCACTCGACGTGGTGGGTAACTTAGCCAAGCGGGGGGTCGATGTTTTCTCATCGCCCAACATCACACCGCAGGTGTTGCGCCCGTTCGTTGAGAACATGACGAACTACTCGTGGTTCCTTGGCAGACCACTGGAGTCTCAGGCTCAGCAGGCACTGCGTCCGTTTGAGCGGTACGGTACTGGCACATCAGATGCGATGAAGGCCCTCGCCAAGAGTTTGGAGGACGCTGCCAACGCCACAGGTATCGAAGCCTTCGCTGTCTCTCCGATCAAGCTGGAGAACGCTGTGCGCGGTATCTTCGGCACGGCTGCAGGGCTGGGCCTGTCGATGGCTGACATGATGATCAACCCCGGGCGTACCGACCGGCCACTGAACCAGCAGCTAGGTGCACAACTTACGGGCCTGAGCGCGGTCATCAAGGACCCCATCGGCACCCGCCAACTTGACTTCATCTACGACTTGGAGAAGCGCGTGGAGCAGGTCAACGGCACGGTGAACCGCCTGATGGAGCGCAAGCCTGAGGACGTGGATCAGTTCATCCAAGACAACATCGGCCTGTACTCGATCCGTGGCCCGGTGCAGGGGGTCATGAGCGGCATCCGCGCCCTGAACCAAGCCGCCATGATGATCGACCGCGACACCTCCCTGAGCCCTGAGGAGCGGCGCAAGCGCATCGATGAACTGCGTGTGGAGCAGAACAAGCTGGCACAGCAGGCGCAGATGCTGCGCAAGATGGCGCGGGACATCCAGATGGGTCGGTGAGAAAAAATCCCCCGGGGGCTTACGCCACACCCGGGGGCAACACTCACTAGGGGAGACGCCGGTTGACCGGCAGGGGCATTATGCAACGCGCCAGACGCGGATGCCAAGCACCCCCGACTCAATCCGCTCAGACCAGACCAGTTTGTACAGGTGGGGTGAGTAGTAATCTGCCACCTTGTGGAAGGTCTCCTTGTGCTTCAGAGACGGGATGAAGAAGCTCTGATTCACGTTGAGCCCAAAGGGCACGTTGAACTCCGCCCCTTTAATCTTCAGTGGTCTTGTCGGTAACCATCTCATGGTCTGCAAATCCTAGCACAGCCCCTGCATTCTTTATGCAGTAGACATTGACTGCGCCAAAGTCAGCGTCCCACCCAGCACCCATACGCTTCTTGATAACTTCCAATCTATGCCCTGTCTCTGCAAAGAACAGGTCGGGCAGTTCCCGTGTGTTGATGTAGATCTCCGCACACCACCTGTTGAAGTCCTTCTGCACGACGTACAGGTCCTTCGTATCAGGCTCGTAGCGGATCATGAGTGACCCCTTGGGCTTCACATAGGCTTCGTTCTGCAAGCCATTCGCCCGCTGCCTGGAGTCGATGCTCAGCATGTTACCGACGTTCTTGTTGATGAACGAGGCAAAGGTTTCCGTAGCCTTGGTGGACTGCTGCTTGGCCTGCTCTACCGTGTTCTTGATGTGGTCAAGCACAGTACGCATGATCCGCTTGACGTTGTAGTTGGTCAGCCCCAGCGTGTTTGTGACTACCCCCGCTGCAATAGCGCAGATCACAGCATTAAGACGATACCGTTCAGTCTGCGTCCAGTTACCCATCGTGTAGATAACATCTCGCGTCTCTTCCCAGATGCCCTGCACTGCGTCGAGGTGGGGCACCACATACTTCAAGAACACATCACCTGCGTGACCATAGTGATCACTCAAACCGTTGAACAACTTCTGCGCCCCCAGCACATCAGAGGGTACGGGTGTCTGTAGGTAGAACTCGATGACGCGAGCCATCTCCCCCTGCGGGTCCACCTTGATCATGCTCAGCCGGTCTTCGATGTTGGTGTTGCTCGACCAGATGGTAATCAGCTTCCAGATCAGGTCGTTGATGCGCTCCATGTTGCGCCCTGCCTCCATACGGTCCCGTGCCCGCCCCTGCGTGCTACCGTAGAGCAGCCCAGACATCTCCTGCGGGCTGGTGTTGGTCATCTCGTCAAGGCACATGGCGATGCCGTTCAGCACACCCATGCGGTGCACCTTGGTCAACTGCGTGTCCTGCGCATCCTTCATCAGCGCCTTGGGGTCTCCGAAGATCGAGTTGACCACCCGCAGGATGGTGGTCTTGCCCGTGCCGCTGCGCTTGGAGTAGTAGTTGACCACCGCGCCGTTCTCAGGCGACAGATTCATCAGGACACTGCCAAACCCTGCCAGCACACCGAATGCGTGCAGGTCGAACCTCGGGTCTTCGTAGGCAGCGGCGATGCGCTTCCACTCTTCCAGGGAACCCTTGGGAGAGAACCAATGTATGTACTTCTCCAGATTCCGAGTCACAGGTGCATAGATCACACCCTTCTTGGTGTACTCCCGATCACCTACGATGAACGTGTTGTTCTTCGTCCAACCGAACCTGCCGTACATTTCTTCTGCCTTATCCCGATGTTGTAGATCCTGAATAGACTTCGCTACGTAGCCCTGCAACTTGACCAGTTGCGCTTGGCCGAATACGGCGACCCCCTGCTCGTTGAGACGGTCCCGGAACTTGTCGATGGAGCCCACTTCCCTCTGCGCGACCATGAACTCACGCACGCCATCGTTTGGCAGATGGTGCCGCATCCAGATCACATCACCCATCTCTGAGTCCCGCATGCGTCGGTACACATACAGGTCATACGGGTAGATCAATTCATCTTTGGTGCCGTTGTCAGAGGTGGTTTCTAAGTACACCCCACCGTTTGCACCACGCTTGTAGGGCCACACGAAGGCAGGAATCTCAAACTTCCTGCCAGCAATCTCAACCTTAGCTGGGCCTTCCGGTGCTGTCTTGATCTGCACACCCAACTGGATCGGGGACTTGATCTTGCTAGCTTGCGGGCAGTCCTTGCACAGGTGCCCTGTATCTAGACCTTGGAACGTCTCGCAAGTGTACGGACCTTTTGTCGCAGCAGCTTTTTGTTCAGTCTCTTGCGCAGAGTAATTCGGATGATTTTCCGATACCTTATGTATTGCCCAGTCTTTGTCCTCTGAGTGGTAAGCGATAGATAGAACTGCCCGCCACGTTGGCTCGGGAAGTGTCTCCGAATTCTCAATCGCATTTTTGATTTGAGCACAGCCCGTACCTCCAACAGAACGCATCCAGATTGTTTCAAACAAGCTCACCCTGTTGGGATCACTTGCTGCCAGATGCTTCGTCACGCTAGACGATGCGCCCTTCGAAAGCTCCCTGGCTTTCTCAAACGACATGACGGGTGGGCCACCGCCAAGGATGCCTTTCAGCTTCTCAAAATCGTAGTACCTGAGTGGGGTTAACAGAGCGACTGTGTTGCCCCCCTTGCTATTAACGGTGCCCGGTATGCGCAGCACCCGCACGATGTCTGCGGTACATGCGTTGTCAACTTCGAACCCTTTGTTTTTGCACAGCGCTTTTAGCGCGTTAGCTGCTCCGATCCACTCGTGCACAGGCACGGCTTCTTTGAAAATCCAATGTGCATGCAGGCCATTGCCTGAATCCACAATCGTAGGTCTTGGCAGTTCTGTGGCTACACAGAAATCTTTCAGTGCAGCGATGCCCGCAGTTTTGTCGGCGTATGACTTCGTCGGGCCACAATCGATGTCAACGTACAGTTCTCTCTTTGCTACAGCGTTCTCTGATACTGCGCTCTGTCCTGCTCCGAATCCTGCTGTGACGTAGTAAATGTCAAAGCCTTCCTTCGGATTTGCCACGGCCTCCGCCATGCTGGCGACGGAGTCGTAGAACTTATTGAACGCTGAATTAGATGCTTTGTTGATGTGCCTGAGAGAGTACCGTGTTCCTTCTGGAAGAATGCCTTCTAAGAATCCAAGATGAGACATGGTGACGAGGGGGTGACCACAGGTGCAGGACCGTGGTGCGGTGAAGGGACGGCTGATCAGGCCGGAGGGAGGAGGCGACGATAGTACGCCAGCACCTTGTCGCGCAAGTGCTTTCCGACCTCGTGTTTACCCGAGAACCACCGATAGACGGCAGCCTTGGAAACGTCGAGGTCTTGGCAGACTTGTGAGACAGGGTGCTGACGGTAGATGCACAGGCGTCCGAGTTGGACACCCAGCAGCGTCGGGTCCGCATCCGCGTTCAGCCGAATGATCTTGGCGGAGTAGGTCATATGGCAAAGCGGGGGCCGTAGCCCCCGTCCCTACTCAGTCGTCCGCGTCATCACCCCAGTCGGACAGGATGGACTTGACATTCGGCGGTGCCGGTGCCTTCGCCTCCCGGACCACGGGCTCTTCGACTTCCTCAACCTTAGCCGGGTTGGTCTTCTTGGGCTTGTCCACCTTGAACTCAGCGGCAGGGGCTGGAGCCGCAGCGCGTGGCTGGATGAACACAGGAGACTCCGCAGGGGCAGCCTCTTCCACACCGTCGATGTCAGCGATGGTCATGGTCACTGCGTCGATCGCAGCCTGCTCGTCCATGCGCGACTGCACCAGCTTCCACTCATCCTCTTCCAGAGGACGCACAGCGCTGAACACCAGCTTCATCGGGCCGCTCGTGTCGAAGCGCATCTCAGTCACCACTGCGTTGACCTCGATACCGTGACCACCAAGGAACCGTGCGTACTGTTGCAGGCCCATCTTGCGCCCCTCACCCTGCGCGAACAGGCTGGATGCGTTGATGTTCATGGCGTAGATGTCACCGTGGATATCAGATGACAGCAGCACTGCCAGACGACGGCTGTAACGGCACGCCTTGGAGTCACCTTGGCCCGAGCCCTTGATGTCTTGCGGGCAGCCCGTGCAGGACTTGTGCTGCGGGTTCTGCACCTTGTCGTGCGGCTTGACGCTGTCGTCGGACCAGCACTTGGGGCGGGCCTTGACGCCCTTCTCGTACTGTCCACCGTAGTAGGTGCGGGCGTTTGCTTCAGCAGCACGGACGATGATCATCTGCATGGCACGGTCTTCGTTGACCGCAACCTCTTTACCACCGACCAGCATACGGAAGACACTGCCTTCAACGCTGATGCGCTTGCTGCTGCCGCCACCCATCAGGGACTTGGTCAGGCCGCTGAGTTCACCGCGACGAAGATGCGCAGGAAGAGCGCTGCCAGATTGGAAAAGTGTGAGTTCAGACATGATTTAAGACCTCCTTACGGTCACTGTGTACTTCGATTCGACGTTCATGCCCTTGGGCATTTTGTCAGGATTGGTTTTCAAGAATTCCCCCATAGCGCGTTGTGCTATGCGTCGTTCAAGCAGTTCTAGTGCGTTGTTCTCCTTGATGAAGTTGTGCATAGACTCCCAGTCAGAAGTCCAGTAGCGTGTATCCACGCCGCGAATGACTACGCCAACACCGGGAATGCTGACGTTGCCGCCTGCACGTTTGCAGGCTTCTTGCAGGTAGTTTTCAACCACCCTCATTTGTTCTTTGAGGTCCTTATCCTTCGCCTCAAACTCTGCGCTCAACGCCGCTCGGGCATCGCGCATCTTGATGTACGCCTTGACCAGAGTTTTGGTTGGCGGCAGTTCTTCTTGCTCGTCCATGTTGTGCTCCTAGTGAGGGAAACCAGAGTTTACTTCGCAACTTTTCAAACGTCAAGCTCCTCCTTGTACAAATTGAGAAGGGAGTCCATGTCCTCGGTCTTCAGGTCCAGAGCCGCGTAGAGCTTGCGCTCGACGTTGCAGCCGCAAAGCCTGACCACGAGGCAGGGGTTCTTCTGGCCTGCACGGTGCACCCGTGCATTGGCTTGGTGCCAGATCTCGTTCGAAGTGACAGGACCCCACCACACCACTGTGTTGGCAGCGTGCAGGGTGACGCCATGCGATGCAGCCGCAGGCTGTATGAGGAGGATGCGCGGCTCGGGCTCGGTCTGAAACGCTTGGAAGATCTCTGTGCGGCGGGTCACTGAGACGCCCCCGTGAATCACCTCCACTGCGTACCCATCCTTGCGCAGCCTGTCGCGCAGAACCTCGATGGCATGGCGGAACGGGACGAAGACCAGCACCTTGTGGGTGCTCTCATCGATAGCTTCTACCAGCACGTTGTACCGGTTCGTGATGTCGAACTCGACGGTGTTGCCATCGTCCGTATAAACCGCACCGCTTGCCACTTGAAGAAGTTTATTCAGGTTGGTCGCTGCGTTGACTGAGGTGACTGTCTCCCCTGCCGCTGCCATGATGAACTGATCCTTGAGCATCTTGTAATACTTCGACTGCTGCGGGGTCAGGTCTACCTCACGTGTCGTGTACAGAAGCTCAGGCAGGTCCAGGCACTCATCCTTGGTGTAACGTATGGCGGGTTGCAGCACCTTGTTGACGATCTCTGCTGCGTTTTTCTTTGCGGTCCATTTGAATTGCGTTGCCTTGTACATGACTGTATCCCTGAAGGAATAGAAGTACGGAGGCACGGAGGAAGGGTTCAACATACGGGCCAAACCGTATGCGTCTGTCGGGGCCTGAGATGCTGGTGTCCCCGTTGCCATCCACAGCCATGTGTTGGGAGTTAGTAATGAGTTGATTGCTTTCCATCTTTTCGTCGTAGCGGTCTTCACCGCATTTGCTTCATCAATAATCACAAGGTCAAACCCACCTGCTCTGAGTTCATCGAGCACCGTCTCCACACCATCGAAGTTGATGATGACAAACTCAGCGTCGGACTTGATCACCTTGACCCGCTTGTCCCGACTGCCGTGGGCCACATCCACCCTGCGGTGCATCAGCGTCTTGAACAGGTCTGCTCTCCACGCCGAGTTCATGATTGACAGCGGGCAGATCACCAGCACACGGCTGATGTACTTTTTGTCCAGCAGGTAGTCAGCAGCCCAGGCGAAGGATGCAGTCTTGCCCGTGCCCGGGTCGTTGAAGCAGAACGCCCTGCGGTGCAGGGTAAGGAACGATGCGGTGTCCTTCTGGTGTTCGAAGGGCTTGAACAGCCCAGGCCACTTGTACCTGCGCTCGATGGGAGAAGGCACCGACCGAACACCGAGGTTCTTCAGCACCTGTGCTTCCTCAAGCCCCCACCGCACCAGCACCTGCCCATCGTCCAAGCGTTTGCTTTTCGGGATGGTGTTCAGCACCCGCTCGGGGTGCTTGAGCTTGAGCAGCAGAGCTTTGTCTTCAACTATTTGCATGTTGTTTTTTGTAGAAGGTCATGACCCCACCTACAGCATCATGAACAGTTACATCAGTTTGAACGCAGACTGTCCCGTAAAAGTTGAGTGCTATCTCCAGTGCTTCTGAGTTTGTTAGGTCACTGTCACTCAAGATTTCAAACATAAGATGACAGATATCTTTGAGTTCTTTTTGCGTAGCCATGACTTACCTCACTTCAGCGTGAACTTGGCTTCTTCTTGCATCTTCAGCAGGCGCAAGGTCTGTGTCTTGGCGTCGTCAAGCGCATGGTGTCCGGTGCCTACTCGCTCCACGCGGGTCTTCAGGAACATATTGGCGATGGTGCGGTAGCACCTATCGTTCCAGTAGTGCCAAGGCACGTCCATCTTCATGGCTCGGTACGCCGCAGCCACCAGCGTATTGTCGAAGTTCGCTCCGTTACCCCACACCAGCACGCTGTCCAGCGGGGGCATCCACATCGTCAGCTTGGTGAGTGCTACGTTGAGGGACAGTTCCCCTTTGAACGCAGCGGCGCGGGCCTCGGGGGATTGCTTTTCCCACCACTCCAGCGTGCTCTTCTGCGCACGCAAACCCGCATTCTTGCAGGTCTCTGGGTCGATGGTCACATAGAACTCTTCAGTGATACCTTCTTCGGCTGTGAATTTCACAGCACCGATCGACAAGATCGTATCTCCGGGACGAGTACCCAGCGTCTCAATGTCTATCATGACGTTCTTCATCTGTGTCATTTTTATCTCCTAGTGAGAATGGCAGAACGGCTCGATAGGGTGATCCCATCGAGCCACGAGTCCCGGTCGAGCCGGGGGAAACAAGCATAGCCCCAGCGGGGCTACACGTCAACGCCCGCCTGAGCGGGGACCTTTGAAATTCTTTGCGCTGTTTGCGCTGAAGCTCTTGAGCTTCACGTTACCCGGGGTGCTCTTGCCCCCGTCCTTGATCGGCTTCACGTGATCAAGGGCTTTTCCCTTTCGAGAATCCTTACCGTGTTCTTTGTCCCAGGCTCGGCGTGCACGCTGTCGCTCAGACTGCTTTGCTCTGCCTCCGTTTGCAAGGAAGTCAGCGTACTCTTTACGATGGTCTCTATCGTTGGGATCTTTGTAGGGCATGATGGATCTCCAAAATCAAGTTCTAACTGCACCCATTTGCTCATTTGTTGACTCCGTTGTGTGGGCAGGATGTAACTACGCAGTGCTTACGGCACAGTCCTGACGGGTTTGGGTTCCACACCCCGGTCTTGTACGCGGTCTCCAGGCGGTGGATGTCCTGCATCCATGTGCGCCAGTAGTTCTTCTCCTGAGTCTTGTCGTACTCGGCCCGCTTGAAGTCGTTCGCCACCACGAAGAGCAGTCCTGCCTTGACCCGGTGCACCGAGGGGAAGTGCTTGAAGACCATCAGCGCCATGAGTTCCAACTGCGCGGTGTCCGCGTACTTGGCTGACTTGCCGGTCTTGTAGTCCACCACCCGGGCGACACCCTTCTCCTCGTTAACGATGAGCAGGTCTGCCACACCCCGGCACCATACCCCAGGGGCGTCGAACGCGCAAGGCTCCATAGCCTCGGTCAGACCCATCTTGTACTCGCAGTGCTTGGTCCCCGGTATGGACCGCAGGGCATCCAGATGCGGCTTGACGTATGCGAACGCTTCAGACAGCGGGGTGCCATCGCGCACGTAGAGTTCTGCCGCCTCGTGGAAGTTGGTCCCGTACAGTGTGGCCTCAGTGAAGGGCGGCTCGGTGAAGTTCTTGTAGACCTTGACCTCGGCAAACTGCTTCGGGCACGTCTTGAACTTCTTCAGGCCACTGTACGACCAAGCACCGGGCAGACTCATTGCGATTCCTTGGTGTGCCGGATGGCGTTGTAGGCCAGCTTGGTCTCTGCCATCGCAGTCAACGCATGCTCAAGCGCAGCGTCGTAGTCGTTATTCAGCATCGCTTGATGCAGTTCCTTCAGTGCCTTCTCTGCCATCATGCAGGGGTAAGCGTAGTCAATAACTTCAGCAATCACCGTACGTCCTTCCAATCCCACTTTCACAGTTGATAGGGCAGCCCGCTGCCCACTTCGGAACCCAACGCATACATTCCTCAACGTATGCAACAGCGCCCTTCGCCTCTTCAGAAACAGGTACGTAGCACCGTTTCTCTTCGTCGTACCTTATAGCCTTGGACACGTCGCCTACCGGAACTATCGCAGCCACCGCATCATGAACAGTCAACACCACGTGCAGCTTCTTAGAGATCTTTAGTAGCTGCTGCATCACAATGATACGCGCCAGCGCCTGCACCAGATTTTCAACACTTTTTCCTCCGTATATATCCACCAGTCCGGTTTCGTCTTTGTACTGCCATGCTTCAAACGCCATGCCGTTCTTGCTCTTCACCGCACGGTGTAGCTGCGGGTAGCTGATGTACAGTCCGCTGGGTAGCTTGATGCCTTTGTTACCCTCGACCAGTGCAACACCTTCACGCCCGAACCACATGGACGTATTCCTGTGCATAGCTTCAATCGCGCTATCCCCCGTCCTCCATAGTCTCGTGATGGCAGGCACTGAGTTACGGTACGTGTCGATGATGTTCTTGCACTCGCTCAATTCCAAGTCCATGTTCATCTCGGACGCCTTCAGTGTGATCTGAAGTTTCATCGCCCCCGTTTGGTAGCCGCAACCTAAAACTACCGTCTTGCCTACGAACCGCTCTACCTTATCCGCCTTCGTTATCGGCCTACCGAAGATCTTACTCGCCATCTTGCAGTACACATCCACGCCGTTGGCGAAGTCTTGCACGAGGTCATCCTGCCCCGCCAGCCACGCAAGCATCCGCGCCTCGATGTTGGACGAGTCGCAGTCGATGATCACATGGCCCGGAGGTGCCTCGATGCACTTCTTGAGCTTGTTGGCTTGTGCCCCACGGGCCGGTAGGTTCTGCAGGTTTATACCATCAGTGCCACCCAAGCGGTGCGTTCTCGCAGCAGAATATCTCAGAGGCACCGGGAACAGCGGGTTGCGCTGCGCCATGTCGATGAACCGCTGCGTGCGCGTCTCCTCCAGGGTGCTCTTGACCCCCATCCGGGCAGCCACCACAGCCTGCACTCGGTCGTCAGGGTGCTCCAGCAGGGCCTTCATACCCGGGTCGGTCTTGGCGAAAGCGAACGCTTGCTTGCCTGTCGTGGCACTGATCTTCATCGGCGGGGACACACCGAACGACTCCAGCACCAAAGCGAACTTCGGGTTGGACATCAGGTCTTCCTTGGCGATACCCGCCTTGGTCAGCAGTTCATCCTTGCGCCGCACCACATCGGCAAGGTGCTCCTCCAGCTTCTGCGCGTTCAAGCGCAGCGTGGGCTCGGTGTACATCCTGATGAGCCGGTCGATCAACTCCAGTTCCTTGCGGGGGTAGGGGTCTCGATGGTCGAACGTCTCGGGCTTGTACCACCCGTTGGACATCAGGAAGAACAGTTCATGGCATAGCTGCACGTCGTGCAGGCAGTAGTCAGCGTACTCCTTGAACTCTTGCGGCGTGAAGTCACAGCGACGTTTGCCCATCGCGTTCTGCACGGCAGTGCCCTTGTCCTCCAGCCCGTACCGCTTGGCAAGCAGGGCCAGCGAGTTGCCCTTCATACCGAACATGGCACGTGCCATCGACAGGGTGTCCAGCCACGCAGCGGGATTGACCCCAAACCTCCATGACAGGATGGCAGCATCGAAGAGCGTGTTGTGGCACAGCACCGCGTACTTACCCCACTCGATGCCATCGAGCCGGTACTGCACCTCCTCGTGGCTGCCGGTGACGATCTCCTTGGTGCCATCCGGCCAGCGAATCCCGAGCATGATGACTTCGAAGCGCGGGTCGCGGATGTAGTGCTCCATCGTCAGCTTGCTGAGACTGAAATCCTTGTCGTAATAGGTCTCGAAATCCAACGTCAGGATGTCCATTGTGATCTCTCATGGAACCACTCTTCTAGCAGTTCAGTAGTGTCTTCGCGCACCACCATCGCGGACCCACCGGCACGGTGGATGTCTGCCATCTCACGCTCTTGTAGAGCAGTGGGCTTATTGAATCCAGCCTTGCATTCTACACCCAGGAACATGCCTCGGTAGCACACGATGATGTCTGGTATGCCTGCTCGACCGTAGCCATTCTGTGCAGGGAAGAAGTAATAGCCTTTGTACTTCTTGATGATGTCAACGCACTTAGCTTTGACTTTATTTTCCGGGGTTGCCATCGTTGAATTCCTCCACTTCAATGAGTTTCTGGATGTAGTGTGCCGCCTTCTTCAGGTCTTGCACGCCGCCCTTTGAGCGCCAGCGGGATAGGTACTTGACAGCGTTGCCGTCTAGATACCCTAGCTGCCAGTCGAGGATGACATCCCACGTTTCGTAGGTGTGCTGTTTGTAGTGAGCGCCGCCCACTTGTGTGGCATTCGCCACCGCTTTGGCCTGCAGCATCTGTAGGTCTGCTTCGGTCATGAGTTTGTGCATGATGTTGGGGTGTGGTTAGTTGTTGGGGGTTGAGGGGGATACACAGATTCCCAGCCCCCTCGGTTCTGGGTTTCGGAGGGGCAGCACACGCCACAAAAGTATGTAGCGGGCAGCGTGTACTGCGCGGAGCGACGCGGTTGCCCGCGTCTTGTGTCGGCTTCACATCTGTGAGGATAGAACCGCTTCCGCAGCTATGCAATGCCCGCTTAAAACAGTGCGTCTTCTACCATTCTCGTGGCGTCCGCTTTGGTTGTTCGTCTGGCTCGGTTGACGAAGACTTTGTCTTCTTTGTATGAAAAGAGGAAGGGCCAAGTTTTGTCAGGGTTTCGACGGTGTTGAAACGGTGACCGTTCGCACACTGCCTGCGCCTCCAAACACTGCGCGTGGATACCACCTCCGTCCAGGCATTGCATGTCGGACATTTCATTTCTCCCCCTTCAGATACCGCTCTACCGCCCGAGCGAAGTGATGATGGAACCCACCGTTGGCATGCCACAGGTCAGCGATGACCTCGTCGGTGAGAGTGCGTTCGGGCTGCTCCAACGCGGCGCGGAGGGAGTCAATTGCTTGCCATCGTTCAGGTCTGTTTGCCTTTTGCGTAAAGCCCCATTCGTCTGCCATGAACTCTAAAGCCTCCAGCGCCTGACGCGCAGCGTCTCGCAGGTCACTCATAGTTCTTGCTCCTTAAAGCGGCCTCAATGGCGCGGGCAAAGCCGATAATTTCAAGGTTGCTGGGGCCGTCGCTGCGCATGCCCCACATCTTCAGCGATTCATCCTTGCTCAGCCCTCGCCACTCGCGGCGGGGTGGGTGGGTGTAGAGGGGAAACGAGCGCCACTCAATGAAGTCAGCAGGGTTGTCGGTCACGCACACAGACTTCCCATCCTGCGTGTAAACCATCCACGCCACCGGCTCCTGCTCCGGCTGCTCCAGCGCGGCGCGTAGGGAGATGACTGCAGGATGGTGCGGCATGAATACCGTCTCCAACGCCTCCAGCGCCTGCTGAGCAACTTCGCGTAGTGTTGTCATTTCGGTTCGCTCTTTCGTATCAGGTTGTGCCCCGCCGTTTCAACGTAGTGGCCCGTTGTTGTCGCGTAAGTCGTTGCCGGTCGTGTTGTCATTTGAAACATGGTGGCGTCAGAGCCCATCAGTCTGTACGCGAGTCGCTTGCCGCTGGATTCCCCACCGTCCATCAGAATCTTGGCTTCGTCTTCTGGCAATCCGGCAAAGACGAACCGCGTCATCGTCTGCTTGTGCTCCAGTTTGTCGTGACGCCAGAAGGCCCACCAAGGTCGGCTCACCAGCACCGTTGTGGTCTGCGGCTTGTAATAGCTCAGTGTGTACATCAAGTCAGTCATTTCATGCTCCTTCCAATATCTCAGCCGCAGCCCTGACGACGGCGCGGCGGGTGGCGGCGTAGGGGTCACCACTTTCGTCAATTCGGCCTTCCGCTGCGCCGTATACGCGCACCGTGTGGAAACTGTGCCGCAGGTCAAGCTGCAGTTCCAACTTCACCGCCAACCGCAGCGCATCGCCGTCGTCGGTGAGGGGGTTCCACCAACTTTTACCCGGCTCCACACCTCGGTACATAAACGCGCCGTAGTTGTCGCTCCAAGCGCCGATGGTCAGACCCGCTGCCTTCGCAGCGGCCTCAAGCAGTTCGCGGTCAGTCATGGCT